AAATGTTTACTGTTGCTCCTCCAGAGCTATCTGCTACCGTAAGCAACTGATTAGGCGTACTCGTCCCGATTCCCACATTTTCAGAGGCATCAATAGTTATAGCAGTCGCGTTACTATTATCTACAATTCCCGGAGAACTTGATAACTCTATAGGGATTTCTGTTAAAGCCATTTAATGTCTCCTGTTAAGATTCTAGTTGTGCGACTCGTGCGCGTAGGCTTTGGATTTCTTTGACAAGCATTGGAACTAACTTGCTGTAGTCCACGTTCTAAAGTTGAAATTGTCCAAGTTGTCATGGAGTGTCTCCTTGTGATGCTGCGAAGGCTGCGATGACTTCTGCCGTGTGAACCGCTGCACAAATCGCTTGCACTTCTGCTGATTCGCCGCTGTAGTCCTGACCCGCCGTGATAACGTGTCTGTGGTAGCCAGAGGATAGCTCTACGCCGTCTTCCATTACTTTGGTGCAGGTTCGTACTTGTACTGCTTTGAACTCACCTACGATTTCAATCTTGTCTTCTGTTACTACTTTTTCTAAAGCCATTGTGTTTCTCCTGTCTGTGCCTATCTCTGATAGGCGTATGGTTGTTAAACTGTGTAAGTCAATGAAAAGTTGTAGCCTTCGTTGATGGCAAAGATGCGAGCTGAGCCGTTAGCAACTCCACTGTAGGAGTTCATCGCTAAATTAGTTGTATTTTGATTTATTTGCATAACGTAAATTGCTCCTACGGTTGTGACTTCTCTGACAATTCCTGCGGTGTGTTCTCCCCAACAATTAAAGGGCGCTCCTGATAATTGCATAGTTGAAATATTTGATGGCAACGCTGAGAAAGTTATAGAACCAGTTAGTGTTACTAAGCGACCTACCTTTGTATATCTGCAATTCTGGGAGCTTATAATTACTCCAGTTGTATTAGCAGTTACTGTCCAAGTCCCCTCCTCATAGTCTTCCAGCGTATTAGCCGCAGCATAAACACCTGCCGCTGTGCCTAGCGTTACACCAGCAGGAATGATGGCATGGCCCGCGGAATCGATGCGCATGCGTTCTGTGGAGCTAGTGCCAAATGCTAGTGTTCCTGTGCTTGGTGAAACTAAGGTAAGCCCAGATGTTAGGTCAACATATAAATCAGCATTAACCCCGTTGGTGAGATTAATGACTTTTCCTGAAGTGTTTTTGACGCTTAACACATTGTTAGTGTCAGGATCCATACCTATGCCCACTTTCCCTGTAGAGCTAATGCGCATGCGTTCAACACCAGCAGTGCCCAACGCCAATGTAGAATTTGCGTGGTAATTTATAATGCTTGCTGAGTTATCACCTTTTGCTGAAATTATTAAATAGTCACCACCTGACGCATTTGCACCAGATGGGTCTAGTATCAACTGCGAGTTTCTTGTTGCCGCTGTTGCGGAAGCAATATTATATATAAGTGCCCCAGCGTTGTTCGCAGCAGTAGCATCGTTGGTTACAAAACGGGCTGCTTCCGCCCCACTTGCCGCCTCAACAGTAAGCCCATCCGCCGTGACCGTACCCGTGACATCAAGATTACCCGGAGTTACAAGATCCCCAGACAACTTAGCAGATGTAATAGTATTGTCTACAGGGACATTAACCTCTGTTTGAGTAAAGGTCATTACCTCAATAGTGCTTCCATTAAGAGGAGGAGCGCTAAAGCTAAGTGTTGTGTTTGTTACAGTGTACCCATCTTTCTGCTGATAAACACCATCGATATATACTTGTGTATTGTTTTCACTAATCGCATTAATGGATAGCGTAAAATCTGTAAGTACGCCATCACCGCTGAAACTATCTAAGTTTAAATTATTACCGCTTACACCAGCAGCAATTGTATAAACTACAATCTTACGTGTATTGGCAGGCGCTGCACTAAAAATAAGAGTGGTAATACCGCTGGCTGTGCTGATTGTATAAGCGTCTTGAGTTTGAAAAACACCATCAATAAATACAATTAGGTTGCCTTCAAGGTTAGTAGCTTGAGACAATACAAAGTTTGTAGTGACCCCATCTCCAGTATAAGTATCGTAAGTAAATGTGTTTGTACCACCGCCACCAATAGCGCCCCAAGTATCGGTGTAACCTTCAAACTGCTCAAGGTCAGCGTTATATCTAAAGTAACCAGCAGCAGGTGTTCCGGGCCTTTGCGCCGTCGTGCCGACAGGGACATGGACTGCATCTGTAGCAGAGCCAATGTCTAAAGAAACATCTGGAGAAACATTAAGGATACCTACGCGATTAGTTGTACTGTCTACCTTTAAGGTATTAGTATCAACTGTAAGATCTCCAGAAACATCAAGGCTGGTAAGTGTGCCTAAGCTTGTAACATTACCTTGTGCTGCAGTAGCTAAAGTTCCTGTAATGTTTCCAGAAGACTGAATAGTACCTGTAATGTTTATATTACCTGCACCAGTAATGTCATTTGAGTTTAGATCTAAGTCGCCACCTAACTGAGGCGTTGCATCTTCAACAACTTCATTGGTTGCTGCTACTAAAGTATCTACATAAGTCTTGACAGATTGTTGAGTAGGCACAAGCGTAGCTGAATTAGAAATCATATTGTCTTCATCTACAAAAGCCGTAACAGTAATTATACCGTCTGACAAACTTCCGTAAGTCAAGGTATTAATTGTAGTGGCATTAATAGTACCACCTTCTACTTTATCTCCTGAAATTTGATCATCTGCAAGAGTTAGTGTACCTGCAGAAACATCTAAAGTTTTAGCAGCTCCTACAGTGATATCAGAAGTAGCAATAGTTGTACCGTCAATAGTTCCACCGTTAATGTCTGCACTTGTTGCTGTTAAACTTGTAATTGTTGTAGCAGCTATTGTACCACCTTCAACTTTATCACCAGATATTTGGCCATCTGCTAAAGTTAAAGTACCTGCAGAAACATCTAAAGTTTTACCAGCTCCTACAGTTATATCTGAAGTTGCTATTATAGAACCATCAATAGTACCGCCATTAATGTCTGCTGTGTCTGCTACAAGGCTATTAATATTTGCAGTACCACTAATATAAAGATTACGCCACTCTTGTGCAATACTACCTAAATCATAAGTATTGTCAGTTTCTGGTATAATAGAACTGTTAATATCAGCGCCGAAAGAAACTGTATCTGTTGCAGCATCGCCAAACGTAAGATTACCATTAATAGTAGCGTTGCCTGTTACAGTAAGGTTTCCGCCTATAGAAAGATCGTTAGTGGCAGTTACGTTACCTGTAAGCGTAGAGATGCCTGTTACACCTAGAGTTCCAGCAACCGTGGCGTTTTCATCGATGTCCAAAGTATCGATGTAAGCTGTTCCGTCGATAAATAAGTCTTTAAACTCAAGTGAGGGTGTGCCAAGATCAATATCATTGTTAGTAACAGGAACAATGCTTCCATCTTGCACACGAATCTGCTCTGTAGAGACACCTCCAACCTCAACATATATCCCCCAACGATTACTTGTTCCATCAACTTCAATCTTATTTAAAAAATCTAAGTCACCTATTTTAAAAATATTACCGCCTTGCCCTGCGGTTCCATCATGTCTGTGACCAGTTATAGAACTATTAGAAGAAGAATAACTAAAAGAGTTTTCAAGTTGATTATATTCATTATTAAACAAAGAAGCTGTTATTGTATCTCCATCAGCAAATGTACTTTGTCTTGCGTAGCTCTGAGCCATTTGTTATCTCCTACCTGAAGGGGTGTAGTCTACATAAAGACCATTAATAGTATAAGGCGCATAGGTGTCTGCGCTTGTGATAATAAAACTTACTGTATCTCCACTGCCTTCTACTGCTTGACGTATTAAAGGATCTGGAGTTGCTCCAAAAACATTAGTACCGAATATACCAGAACCAAAAATACTTGGCAAAGGTATACCGTCTAATACATAATCTAAAGGCTGAGCAACTGTAGGATCTTCGTAATCGTAACGGATACGTAGTGTAGGTTGTATTTCGCCTTCAGGGCTTATAGATACCCTTACATATTTTATAGTTTTTTTAGTGCCTACATCTCCAAAATCTAAATTAGGAGTTTGATAAGAGGCTACAATATTATTAGGAACTCCACCATAATTAAAAGCATTACCTACATCGTGATTGTAAATGTAACCGTTTGTATCACCATGCCATGTTCTTTCTATGCCATCTGCTCCGAAATCTGCGCTAATAGCCGTTGCTTTAATACCTTGTATTTCTGAATACTCAAAACCGTCTTTTGTAAGCGTAGCAATAATGCCTTTGGCAGAAGCGTTTGCTGTTCCTTCAGAGTTATAGAATAATCTATACTGAGATTTATTTCTCACTACTACACTTGCTAAGGTTAAAGCATCAATGTTTTCAGAAATATTTTGAATAATAGATTGAACTGGTCTACTAACCGTTCCTAATTCAACGTCTCCGATACGAGCAGTACCTGCAACAGTCCTAAGACCATCAGCACTCAAAAATAAAAGATCCCCTGCCATTTCTTGGATAGACTGTGAATCAAGACAACCTACATTTTTAGCCACTGGCACGATTGCAACCGTATTTGAATCATTTATATTAATAAGTTTATTAATACTGTTCTGACCAAAAATATATAACTCGTTTCGGAAAGGCTTTAATCCTACTACTTGGTCTGAAATAGTAATAGCCCCAGAGCCTACACCTGTAAAGTTGTCAGGGTCTAGGTTTACACTATAGTAAACTGTAGATTCATTTTCACCTACACCAGCGGCTATTAAATGATGATCATGTATAGTAATGTGTGTAACTACATGCGCACCTGGAAGTACGGAAATTTCTTTAGTAAAAAATGTTCTGGTATTTAAAGCGCCAGAGCCTTCCATTCTAAAGCTAAATATTTCATTTGCACCATCTGCAATAAGAAGTTCACCATAATCGTAGTTAGCTTGAAAAAGACCAAACTCACACTGACCTTGGTTTGCTCTTGTTGAAACAGCTTTTCCCGTAAATGTTGTGTAGTTGTCTCCTCCAGCAGCACTTATTTTATTAACCTGTAGCCATTCAATTCCATCGATGCTAAAAAATATATCTTCATCAGAGCAAACCACTACGCCATCGGCATAGCCTTTAATACCTAATACTTTTGTATCACCGTTGGGACGTGTGGCACTGGCACCGCCGAAGGGCGTAAAGCCATTAATACGCCTGTAGCCACCGTTAATATCTACTTCAAAGTTTACAAGCTTAGAAGCAATTCCGGGCTGCTGCAGCATCTCAAGCTGGTTTAAGCTAGTATATAAACCACCTTTAGAAGATAATCCAAAAGGCTGTGACATTAAATAAACCTTACTCTATCGTCTTTGAAATAACCGGGAGCCGCTTCCATCAAATGAAGTTTCATTAACCTTAAACCTCTTTTATAATCTTCAAGAGAAAAAGAAGACA